ATGGGTAATACCTGTTGATTGTGCTACCCAACCTGATCCAAAAACATACTTATAAAATTTGTAAGTATTAGCTCCTGAGTCCTTCCTTGCAGCAAGAATCATATCTTGTTGCGTTGTAGTATCTTTAAATAAAAATACTCCTAAAACTTTGCCTTCTGCTGAACCTACTCCTACTTCTCCATAATTGGTATCGTATTCGTCAAAGCCTTCTAACCTTCTATATCCACCATAATCGGATATTTCGTAGTTAACTAAACGAGTTGCTACGCCTGGGTAATTTTCAGCAAGATCCAAGTGGTTCTCGTTGCTGTTTAATCCCCCACTACATATTACTTTGTAGGATTGGACACGATCAGCCATTAGAACCTAACTCGTCTATCTCTCACACTTTCATACTTATTGATGTGAATGGATTGCATTTCTTTAATTCCTTGTTGGAATGAACCAGCAGAAATCTGAGCAGCTTCCATATTATCTTTAAATAAGTACATATAGAAAAGTGCACCATCAATAACTACAGCATCATGATTAGTTGGTATTCTTGAAGTGTCTGAATACAAATCAAGACCTGTATGTGTTAAATAATATCTAAACTTAACTGTGTAAGCCTTGTCTGGGCTAGGGCTAACGCCATAACCATTACCATGAGAAGGGAATACAAAATCAGGTATGCTTGTTCCTGAAGTACCAGCACTATCATCCTGGTCTCGATAATCTCTATACCAGACATCTCTTTCTATAAAAGTTAAAGATTTGTAGTCTGATCCAATACTATCATCTTTTTGTATTTGAAAACTGTTCCATTCAGCCACTTTAAAAAAAGTAGGCCAAGTATATTCTTCTTGACCAACAGCCATAACTTGAGTGTGTTCGGCTGAGTTAAAAGGCCATTCAAATTCTGCTTGATTGACTTTAGCTATTGCATCTCTTACTGAATCTTTTGCTAAAGCCTGGACACCTGATGCACTACTAAAATCTGATGAAGTAAGTTCTACTTCATTTAAGCGTCTTAGTACTTTATTTGTAAGGTCAATGAAAGTAGTTGCCACGATTAGGTTATCCGATAAATCTATATAAAAAATGGGTGTAGCCCCAAAAGTGGAGCTACCCCAAAGTGCTACTTATTAAGTGCTGTACTTGTTGTACTGAGCAGTAACAATAGCTTCTGGTCTAAGAATCTTACGACCATAGAGTTGAAGTCCTCTCACAATATCTGCGAAAGAAGCTGTATCTCTATAGCTTTCAGTTTTAGACAGTTGCTGTGCAGTCGCTACAGCAGAGTCATGTCCTGCGACAAGAACTCCGAAGTTAGTTTCTGAACCAGCAGTTGCTACAGTTCCTGGGCCTGTACCTAAGTATGGAAGGTTGTTAGACTTATAAACTCTAAAACCTCGGATCATACCTTGAGTAACTTTACCATTCCTTAGAATGTCTCCAGCATCTTGACCACCAGCGAAATCGTTGCTGATAAATTTGCTGTTTTCATCCATTAGGATTTCCCAGAACACTGGGTCGGCTACAAACCATCTACCATCAGAAGGTACATCAGCAGCATCAAGCAATCTTGCCATTCTGTTAAGAATATCAAGAGGTGTTGCTACATTACCTGCTGCATTTACAGGGATAGATGTAAGACTAGAATCGCCACCAATATCAGAACCACCGAAATCAGTAATATCTAATTTGTTAGCTGCTAGAAGTTCATCATTACCTGCACCTGAGTTGGCTTTAGTACTTCCTGTTTCAAGAGCTGACCTTTCAGCGTATGAACCTGCACTACCTGTGAAACCAGACAAATGACCAAGAATTTCTGCATCGAAAGTATCTTTTAGTTTGTATGCTGCACGATCAGTAGCTAGATCCATGAAGTTAACATGAGAATGTTTCGCTTCAATGTCATCAACTTTGAACATAAAATAGTTAGCTTGGTTAATAACCATACTAAAATCAGCATCAGCTAAGTTTTGGGCAGCTACTGCTGTTCCTCTTTCATAGGCTGTTACTGTGATTTCTGGTTCTTTGATAATTTTTACACTATCACCGAAGTCAGAGATCTCACCGAAATAGTCGGTGTTACTAATGTCCTCAACAACGCTTAGTTTCCTAAATGTTTTTTGGACTTTTTGTGAGTAGATTACTGGACTAAAATTACCATTAGGTAAGTTAGCGTATCCACTAGCTTTTGCAAATGCCATATTATTTCTCCTTTAAATAAAAATATAGCCAAACATAAAACAAAAAGTTTTACATTTTACACATAAACAAAAAAATCCACGCAAAAGGGCTTAACTGATTTAGGGTATCACTTTAAAAGTCTAGTGGGCCTAAAAGTAAGGTTGTCTTATTCGTTGTTTTCTTGAAATAAAAGCACTAGAGGTAGGAACGAGTCGGCTCGTATGTACTTTGGGCGAACTGTACCGAAATACAATTCATTCCACTTATATATAACAGAATATAAGTGAATTAGCAAGGGCTACTATTAATTATACATTAATTATCTAGCAGCACCTGATAAATCATATTCAAATTTTCCTGTCTTCATAGCTTCCATGATAGCTTCCTCATTAGCATCATACTCTTGAGGAGACATCTGAGAAACCATACTCTCAGAAAAACTTGCTTTAACTGAGTCTTGTGGGGTTGTCCTAGTAGAACGACCTACAGATTGAGCAGCATCTTTTTTACTAGGTTTTTTACCTTTTGTTTTTTGCATACCCATGTCTGCTTTATACAGATCAATAGATCTTGCAGCCACTCTAGCATCAGTTGTATTCTTGTATAAAGAATCTTGAATAGAGGTTGGCTGTGTTGCCACCCATTCATGAAACCCTTTATCCATGCGAATCTCATCAAAATCTGGATGGGCTTCTTTAAGCTCTTTTTCAGCTCTTTCCCTGACGATAGTATCTTCAAGATTTCGTAACCTTTCCATTTTCTGTTCGCCAATCTCAAGAACTTCCAGAGATCGTTTTTTCGCAATAGTATCAATAACTGCTGCTACATCCGGGTAGCGTTTTGACCAGTTATCAATTTCCTCTTCTGTTTTAGGAAACTTAATCTGAGCTTTAGTAGCATCAGCTAATTGTCCCTGAAGTTTAGCAAGTTCATCTTCATACTTGTTTTTAACAGTCTGATTATGTCTTCGCAAATCTCCATAACGCTTTTTAAAAGTTTCTTCTTCAGCATTTAGAGGGGCAGTATTTACTGCTTCTTCTTGTCCCTGTGCTTGTGGGACTTCATCTTCTTTATCGAGTTCATTTCGATATGCACCTTGATATTTTGCCATAATAATTTTACTCCTTATGGGGCTGTTAAGTAGCTCATATAAATATGAGGGTTAAGCAGGTAGCCGGTCTGCAAAATTCTTATTGTGATTTTTTATTTTTGTTACCCCAAATTCTGTCCCAACCATCTTTATAGTCTTCAGAATTTTCAGAACTGCGTCTGGCAGATCCTTTTCCACCATGCCACTTCTTTGAGGTATACTCTTTTCTTAATTTTTCTCTAGCCACATTTTGACTATCAACAAATTCATGTCCTTGCCGAGCCATCTATTTTCCCATTAGGCCTTTAACAAATAGTTTTATAATAGAACTGTCTCCAATCTCCATCATATCTATATCGTCTTTTTCTGTTGGGTAGGCTTTAACTCCTTCAGAGTCTTCTTTAAGATCCATTCCTTCTTCTTCTACAGAAACTTCAGCTTCTTCTACATTACTAGAAGCCATTAACTCATCATGATTTTGTTTAGAATATTCGTTAGCTTCTTTTTTAGTTTTAAACTCTTTAACTTTATTGCCATCTATATCATAGACACAATACATTCCTGTATCTTCATTCTTTTTGACATGACTAGTTGGATTCATAGTATGTTCAGAATCTTCTTCATAGTCTTCTTCTTCTTCATCTAATGATACGATTTGACCTTCTGCCATCATAGACATAAGACCCATCTTTGCTTCCATACGCATATCTTCATACGCTTTTAGACCATGATACCGGACTACATCAGCAGGAATAACTAATTCTCCTTCAGATAAAGCAGCAGGAATATCATCACGAACATTCTCTGCATCTGACCCTGGTGGAATTTCATTTCCTGAAACTTCGTCAATACCTACAATCATCTCTGGCATCATCATACCACCATGATACATTTCTTTTTTCATTTTTTTATTCATTGTTTCCCCACTCATAAGCCCTGTATCTTGTTCAGGACTATAAAACTTATTAAACTCAGAATCTTGTAAGCCTTTATAATTCTGTGAAAAATTATCTGCTTCTATTATTGAGTCAAACTGTATAAACTCGCCTGTATTACGAGCATGATCTTTGGCTTTGTTTATATCTTCAAACTTAAACAATTCCCCTTCTCGTTCTATAACTGTAGGAAAAACTGCTGGTATTGTATCTTCATTTCCTAGATACTCAGCCCTCATAAAATGAGTTTGTTTCTGACCTTCTACCATTAAAGGTTCTGGGGCTTTTTCTGGATTTAAAATTCTTTGAACAAAGTTTTTAGTTCTATGCTCTTGTAAAATTTTATCTATTTGTTCTTGATCCATTTATTTTTTCTTCTCAAGTTCTCCCCTAACTTCAGCCTTTAGGGTATAAACTCTTTTTATTTCGGCTATAGCTCCTTGGAGTTCAGACATCTTTTGAGGATTTTTTTCTGTCTCTAAATGCTGTCTTAAAATTTCTAATCTTTGATCTGCATACTGAATTAATCTAGGGTGCATCTCAGGATCATTTACGAGAGGTAATATCTCTCTAGCCTGTTCTTTTATCATCTACTAACCCTGTGGTTCTTCTGGGGGTGGAGTGTTTGCTCCCCCACCTGCTCCTGTGAATCCAGGTGCTCCTGGTTCTGGTGCATTACCTGGGGCTATGTTTCCACCACCTGTTCCTGTTGGATCTTGTGGGCTTGGTGCACCACCACCTTCCGGTGGTTGAGGTGCTTGTTGTGGCATTAAGGCAGCTAACTCAGCCATCATCTTAGCTTGTATTGCTGCTTCTCTAGGATCATTTAGAATCTTATCTTCATCCAAGTCCATTGAAGAAGCTAATTCTCTTAGTATGTAATCATATTTAACAAATGGGGCCATCTGAGGATTAGATGACATTTGCATAAATTGTATTAATCTTTGAGATCTTATTTCATTTCTCATAAGACTTTCTGTTCCTTTAGCGACTACTTCTAAATCTCCAATTAAGTTTTTGTCAAAGTTAAATTGCATATTAAATGCAAACAAAGACTTACCTAATGGTGCTAGTAAATAGTCATCTATGTTTCTTACTACTGCTTTAATATTTTGTGCAGCAGCCCCCATTAGCATAGACATTCCTGACGCAGTTCTACCTACGCTCATTACTCCTGTCATACCATGTGCATAAGAAGGCATACCTGTTGACTCATCTGCTAGTTGCCTAGCCTTGTCAAACATCTGTAAACATTCTTGAGTTACATTAGGGAACTTAGTTCCAAAGATTGCTTGTCCAGGTGCTCCTGCTTGTCTACGAAATATTTTGCCAGGATATACCGATAAGTCTTGCCCAGGAACTAAATTCGTTTCGTCTACTTCTATAAGTAAGTTTGAAGATAGTGCAGCGTTATCTACTGCCATTCTCATAAAACCATTCATTAATAGCTGAGTGTCATCCATGTTTTCAGCTAGACCAATACCAAAGAATGAGTAAGGATTTAACTCATAAGGTGTAGCATGATATGGTAATCTTGTTGGAGTAAATGGGTTGAGTACTAACCTTAGTATCTCTCCATTACATATCCACGCATTGACTTGAACCTCATCTTTGTCTTGTAATTCTTCCGGGATGTCAAGATCTGCTAGTTCAGCAGTTTCAGCATCCATTGTACCCCAATACTCTAGGACTTCGTAACGATCTACTTCAAAGCTAGTGCTATTATCTTCTAGTTCGTTTTCCCAATATTCTTTTGTATAGTTAGCTCCATTTTCAATAGCCAACTCTATACTTTCTTCTCTAAAGTAAGGTCTGTTCTTTAAACCCCTAAGTTCTGATTTATTCATACGATGTCTTTCAATCGCATACTCTGAATCAGCAATGTTTCTAGCATCATAGTCTGGGTAGAAATTCCAAACACTAACTGCTTCTACTTTAGGGATGGTTTCAAAAATAGGATCATATTCTCCTTCTTCGTTCCACCTAGGATATTCTTTATCAAAAGCGAAAGGCCCCTTTAAAACGCCTGTTCCAAATAAAGACATATCAAAAGCAACAGATCGTAAATGTTTACTAGCATGAGACTCTTCTAATTGGTCATGGATTTTCTTTTCCATTCCCATTGCAGCTTTCTTAGCTGGTTCAAAAGTAAAAGATGTTGGAGTTTTACCAGCACCTTCTTGAAGCTCATTTTCAATACTTTTAAGTGCATCTTCGTAAGCACCTACTTCTTTAAGAATTTCTTTTCGTTTAACAGTAGCAGATTTTTTTCCTGTGATTTCTGCTATTTTATCTTCTGTAGGTTCTTTAGGATCAAAGTAGGCAGACTCTAAAACATTGTTAGGAAGTATAGTTGCATTAATACCTATAGGAAATTTATTACCTGCAAATAAAACATCTATAATTTGTGCATACGCTGCTAATACTTTAGTCTTAGTAATTTTAATAAAAGCCCTAGACTTTTCTGTATCATTAAATTGAACATCAGTAGAATAAATACCACGATAGTTTCTGTAAGAGTTCAACCATCTGTTTTCGTCAGAGTGTCTACTATCTTTAGATTTATTAAATTTACTTTCAATATAATCTACTAAACCTGAATAGGAGTTGTTTTGATTTTCAACATCTCCCTCTTCGTTTAAAGCTAATACTGAATCGTTATCTTTCTTTGCATCAAAAGATAAGTTTTCTTCATCGGTTGGTTTTTTTACTAATGCCATAATTTTTTAATATCCAAATGTTGTATCGGCAGGTCTCCACTTATACTGTGGCTTTTCCCTGTCGAATAAAGATACAGTCCTTGGTCTTGTTTGGATTCCATACCTAATACTGTCGTAGGCGTGATCTGAAGCATATCTCTTATCAATATCATCAGTCCCTTTTGGGTCTGAAGGTATAACAGGCAAGTCTGAAATAATTTGCCTACAGTTTTCAAAAAAACAAATACCAGGTACATCTGTTATTTCGTCTACTTTCAATAGTTCATGCAGTCTGTTTTTTCCTGCTATCCTAGAACCTGCTGTTCTATCTGAAGGTCTCCACCTGACCCCTTCAGCCATCATCTCTTCTGCAATACTAGGGCCAAACTGTCCTCTATTATGCCAACAAGAAGAATCTAGTACCCCATACGCCATTTGTTCTTTGGCTTCTGTTTCTATGGCTAAAATTCTTCTAGCTAAATCTCTTGCTGTATGCTTAGAGACATATAGCTCTCGGTAAATAATTAAATTCTCGAAAGCTGGATCAATAGCATACCAATGTACTGCACTAAAACTAGAGTACCCAAAGTCGCAAGACCTGAACCTAGTCCAATCGTAAGGTATTTCAAAAGGCTCGACAACATGGACACTATTCTTAAACTCTGAAAAAGCAGCACCTTCGGCTACTGACCAATCTCCCTCTAGGAGTTGCCTTCTTTGCATTTCAGGTAGTGAAAGCAAGTTGGCTTCATACGCCCCATCTCTAACTAAGTATGGGTTATCTTTTAATTTAGCTGGTATAAACTTCCTGTCAAATAGAGTTTGACCAGCTTTTTCATGTCCTTCAGGATACTCTAATACCTCTCCTGTGTCAATGTCAGTTGCAGGGAAGCTCCTATTTTCTGGAGCTGGTTTAATGAACATTTCCCTTACCCAATTATGCCCAGGGCCACCTGGGTTGGTTGTTGCCCTCATAAAGATTGGAAGTTCAGGATCTGTAGTTCTTAACCTAGATCTCATGTAATTCCACGCAAAAGGCGTTGGGTGTTGGGTTAATTCATCAAAGCCAATATAACTAAACGCTTGTCCTTGATACCTTAAACAATCTTCATCCCTTTCTAAGTAAGTAAGCCATAATCTAGCTCCACTAGGAAAAGTCCATTGAGACTTCTTTTCTCCCCACTTAGCCCCTGGAAATGCTCTAGGGTATAATTCCTGAGTCTTCCAGATCATCTCTCTTAATTCATCATTTGTCCTTCTG